ATCAGCAGGATCCACCTCCGCAACCCTACCGATGAAGCGTGTGACCGTACCCACGACCGGCGAGCGCCAATCTGCCATAAACGCTCGGACAAGGTTCAGGGTGGCCCCGTCAAACCCGCCGCCGGCAATGAATGGAAGCAAGGGCTCGCCGAACACGGTGTCGTCCATGCCCGCGGTAAAGGTCACGTTCAACGTGTCGACCTCAATCCCGCGCACCGCACGCACGCCGGTGCGCTTGATCAGAGGCCCGCTGGCCGAATAGTTCTGTCCCGCATAGAAGATCTGCAAACCCGCATCGGTGTAACGCAGCACCTGGCCGCTGGCCAGGGCAATCGTGTACAGATCCGCCATGACGAAACTGCGCGCCGTGGCCAGAAAGGCTTTCAATTCAGGTGTGGCATCGATCATGGTTTGATACTCGTGAACGCGATGTTTTTGAGTTCCCAGATCGCGCGATAAGGCTGAGCTACGTCGAGCGAGTCCGCCTCGAAAGCACAGCGAAAATAGAACGCCCCGCTCCACACCAACGCCGCGTTCATCGGCGGGGCCACCGTAAAGGTGATGCGCCCCAGCTCATCCACAGTGAAGGCTAAAGTGGGAGCACCACTTACAGTCACCACATCCACATTGACGACGCCATAGACCGGTTCCACCCAGTGACCGATTTCCCTGGACAGCTGGAACGTTCGCGTAGTGCCATCACCGGTGCCAAAGCGCTGAAGCGTTACCAGGTGATCGCTACGATCAAAAAATAGGAACTCGCCGAATTGCCCTTTGCGCTGATTAAAGAACTCAACCAGCATCGACCATTCATCCAACCCGGGACGCTTGCGCACGGCGTTGTAACTCAGCTGGAAAGACCACAGCGGCGCCGGGTAGTAAGCTGTTGTACGGCGGCGACCACTGACGGCTTTCTGCACACCAGTACTCCACTCTGGCGCCTTTTTTGAAAGCAACGTTTGCCCAGGCAGGCGTGGCAGAACACCTTCAGCCACCACGCCGACGTCGGGATAACTGGCGATCCAACGCGCCGGCCAAAAAGGTCCTAACGACATCTCGCCCCCTAAGTTTTGATAGCGCCGTTGCGCCGCATTTTTTGCATTTCCTCTGCCAGCACCCGCGCACCACGCCGAATATCAGCGGGTGACATCCGACCACTGCTGTCGTGGTAGTGATAGCTGTTGCCAGCGCCACCCAGTTGCCCTTCCCCACTCGCGGCTTGGCGAATGACATTGGCATATTGTTTGGGCAGCACCATCTCCTGCTCATGCAGCTGAGTCATGGGGTTCGTGCCTGCTGGGATGTCGTACCCTCCCTCGGCCGAGGCCACGTTTTTTACCAGACCAAACACGAAAGCACCGGCAGCAACGGCAGCCGCGGCGCCTAAGATCGGCCCAATGATCGGAATGGCCGACATCGCTGCAAAAGCGCCGGCCATGGCCTGCCATGCACTGGCAATGATGTTCTTGATAGTGGCAGCCCCCCAGATCGCTACGGACATGGCAGCACCGCCCGCCTCAGCTGCAGTTCGAACGCCGACACCGACTACCGTTGCACCGGTTTTAGCCGTCTCACCGAAGATCCAGGCCATCAGCGGTTTGGTGACCATGTTTTCAACGAATGCCGCCCCGATGCTAGTGAAGATCCCACGAAGCAGGCCCTGGGTGCTCATGGTGCCACTCAAGATCCCGCTCAGCCCGCTCGACCAACTGGTCCGCAGACTGTCGACCATGCCCGTCCAGTTACTTTGCGACTCAAAGGTTTGCTGCCTGCCAATCACCGCCATGCTGTTGCGGTGCGTTTGTTCCAGCGCCAGGATCTGCTGCTGGACCTGCTGCAGAGCGACCGGGTTGCGGTCAGGATCCTGCTCCAGCAGCGCTTTACGCTCGGCCAATGCCTGGGCTTCGATCGCATACCGTTGCTTTTCGAACTCGGCCTGGGCCTGTAGCAGTTGGCCTTGGGTGATCAGGTTGGCTTGCAGATCCAGCTGTGCCATCTGTTCAGCATGGGCAACATCGGTAAGACGCGCCTGCTGATCGGCAGCCAGCTGCTGCTGTTTCATGTTGGTGATTTGCTGCTGCTTTTCGCGCTCGACAGCAACCACCTCAGCCGCAGCCTTGCGGTATTCCTGGCTGTCCTGGCCATAAAGTTGCCGGCTGCGCTCCAGGGTCTGCTGAGCGATCTGCAGGCGCGCGTCCATATTGTTGCGATACTGCTGCGCCTGGGCCTGCAGATCGGCAAAGGCTTGACCTTCGTCCTGCCGGCGCAAAGCATTCAATGACGCCAGGTAATTACGCTGAACACTCAAGCGTTCGGCCGCGCTCAAATCCGTACGTTTGAGGATGCCCTGCCAGTACTGCATTTCCTGTTGTTGGGAGAACTGCAGGAAGGTGCCCTGCTCGGCCTGCTGCTGGGCGTGAGCGACCTTCTGCGCGTCCAGTACTTCTGCCCACTCACTGACCCGTGACTTAGTCTTCGCCGGCGCACTTACTGGGTCATCCGCTTTTTTAGGGGGAGTTGTGGACTCAACGACTTTTTTCCGATGCTCGACAGCTGCAGCGTATGCCTGCTCCAGCTTGGTCAACCGGGCGACTTCAACGCCGTAAGCGGTCGGACTTGTCCTGCCCTGCTGTGGTGCTTTGGTCAGGGCTGTATTGCCGGTTGCGGCCATCTCGGCCACTTTACGCCGCTGCTCTTCGATGCGAGCGGAACGGGAGCGCATACCCGCGTCGACCTCCTCCAGTTTATTGGACACCAACTGCATGTTCTCTAGCAGCAGGCGCTCTTCGACCAGTGTGGCTTCCAGCTGGGCCTTGCCACCCCCACCGCGCGGACCGGCAATGACGGTCCCTAACATCGCTTCGTAGCGCGCAACGTTCGCGGCCACCTCATCAACGGTAAGACCTACTCCCGTCATGCCTTTCAATAGGTTGTTGAACCAACTGGCAGTCTCCGACAGCCGCTTGTTCAGGCTGATGAAGACAGGCTCAAGAATGGTGCCGATGGTGACTTGCAGCTGGTTGCTTTTGGAGTCGAGCTCGGCCTGGCTGCCGGTCAATCCATCGGCCGCCTTGGCAGCATTACCGACCTGGGCCTCGGTCTCTTTCATGATGCCGTTGTATTCGGCCGTGATCTTTTGCGAGTCCGACAACTTGTCGCGACTGGTGCCGATGCTCTTGGCGTACTCGTCCCACATTTTGGCGACGTTTTTGGTGACACCGGCGTTATCCACCAGCACCGAGTTTTCGTTTTTCAAGCCCTCGGTGGCCGACACCACAGCTTCCGACATGCTGAGATTGGCTTGCCGGTTGAACGCTGCAGCGTCTTTCAGGCGGTTGATCACCGCCACGGCCTGGTCGACGTTGTAGCCACGACTGAGCAGGTTTTGCAGAGCTTTGGCTGCATCACCGACGCTGAGCAAGCCGTCGGAGGCGAGCTTGTTGGCCTCATCCATGGCCCGGCCAATACCGACACCAGCATGATTGGCCACCGCTTCCAGGCCCCGATAAGCAGACTCTTGTTGGATCGCCGCGTCCTTGCTATCGCTAACGATCTGGCCAAGCTTGAAAGCACCCAGACCAAACACACCCGCAATGCCAGCCGCCACACCGCCGAGGCCCGAACGCATGATGGCGCTGACGCCGGAGAACGCCTCATTCACCGCCGGACCAAAACGAGCGAGCCGGGTTTGACTTCCAACCATCTCGGTATTGATCGCTCTCAGCTCACGACTAAAGGTAGTCCGCGCTTCGCGCATGTTCCGTTCGATGCTTTCAACTGCACGATCGAAACCTTGGGTGCCGGCTGTGAACTGGTACGCAATATTTTTTTCCATGCTGTCGTCTCTATCTAAAGGCCAACACCGACCGCCAATAAGAACAACGACTTAAAACAAACAGGCCACATTTTAGCCGTGTTATAAATCGTCACAGAAGGCCCACGCACATAATAAAACCGACTCAAACACCAGTCTTAAAAAGACAATTACTGATCACTTTTTGCAATCTCCGCACTTGTCTGCTAGACCATTTATAAAAAAGCAAGCGAGCACGTAAACCTGCCAGTAGAAGCACTGTTAAGCCACCAACTGACTCATTTCTGAAACAGGGGAATCTTTATGAAATTAAAAAAATCAATCGTAACTGTAGCCATCACCTCATCAATGCTCGGGTGTGTCTCAAATGACACAGGCCCAGGTAAGAGCGTCGGTTGGAAAACGCTACGGCCCCCTGTCGAAAAAGCACTAGGGCGGTACGTTGAGCGCGACTCAGGAAATGTATATTTAGGCGGAATTGGCTACACAATTAGTGATGACACCGTATTGACGTCACCCTCTTATGACGATGTTCAGTCGGAAGACTACTCTAACTACAAAGCCGGAGCAGAAGCGTCATTTAAAGGCGTGCTGGCAAAAGCTGGGATTGAGCATTCAGGATCAACTACATCAAGCGCTTCAGGATGGTCTGTCACTCAAATAAAAGATTTTAGTCGTGGCGCACCTATCGAAAAGGAATTCGTTTACAAATGCATCATGGTTTCCGACTACACCTTTGAGGCCAAAAGTAAGACATCGGCTAATTTGGATCTAGATGCAAGCACATTAGCGCAAACTTTTGGAGTCTCAGTTGCAAAAATAAGCTTGAGTAAATCTCCAGAGTCTCCAGACAAACTCAAAATAAGCGTAAAAAATCCGAACCTGTGCTTATCATATGTTTCCGCAAAGCTAAGTACTCCTTGGTTCGGAGGCAAAGGAAAGGTTAACACTGTCACGAAGAACGACGAGAACAACGTAAATAAAAGCAGTTTCAACCTAAAGCTAAATGAATCTAGTGAACCTAGAAGTGCCGATCTTGGAAATTCTGCAAAGGAGAGAAAACCTCTTTATCGTCTTACAGTGAGAGGCACCCAAGACGCGCCAGTTCTCAGCATCTGGAGGGAAGACCGGGAAAACATTGATGCACCACCGGTGTATTTCCCACTCAAAGAAAAAGCACCAGGCCAATGGTTTGGTCAATACGGCATAGAACAGTATTATTATAGCGATATGAAATACGCTCTGATCAGAATCGAAATCGACGCAAAAATACTTCCAGATAAATCCATACAAGTAAAATCAGCCGACATTTACTCGCAAAAACTCAACCTTTCTTTGAGATAACCTATAAAAAGCTCAATCCATTCATAGCTCAGAGAGCACTATCTCTGAGCTATGAGTTCACCTTGCTGAAGTAAAAACATCCAAGGCATGTCTTAAATGCTCAGGTAAATCGTCCCGCAAATCAGCGGCAATCTCGGATAAATTGCTTTCTAGTGCGGGAGCATCACTTACAGAAGGAACCGCTTTATAGCCTATATAACCAGCGACTAGGACATGAACGGGCGGGTGGTTTCGCCAATAGTTGGTCATATGCCCCACCATCACCATGTCCCAGTCCCGACGCAACGTGGCTGGACTCTGCCCAGTGCACGCGATCAAGTGAGCGTAGAGTTGGCCCCAGTCGAAGGGGCCTGGCCTTCCCCCGGTACCGGCTCCGTAACTTCCAGGCCCGAAGCGCTCATGACCGCATCAAGCGCCTCCCGCATATTGCGAAGGTCCAGCAGCGATGCCACCTCTGCGCGCTCAATGTCTGGGTAGTTCCGACGCAATGCCGCATGCGTGGCATCGATCACCGTCGCGATACTGTCCCGGTCCATGTTGCCGGCCATCACCGCGTTGATCCGCTCCAGCAGTTGCTCCAGATCCCCCAGCGCCAGGGGTGGGATGACGAGCGTTTTCCCTGGAAACGGGAACGAAACGCCGGGGACATTCACGACCGTCATTCGTTGGCACTCCAATAGCACACCTCGCCGAACTCATCCGCGTAGCCGGTGAATTCAAAGTCCGGGATGGTGTAGTCGTCCTGTTTGGTGGCGATCCCCAGCTTGTTGCTGACAAAGTTCGGCACGCGCACGTACACAGTCTTGCCCTTGTATTTCAGCACCAGCTCGCCCTGGAATACAGGCATGTCACCCATGGGCAGGTTTTTCACAGACAGGCTTTTACCCGTTGTAACGGTGTAGCGGTAATCAATGAACACCGACTTGGCCACGTCTGCAGCGGCAAATGCATATTCCCCTGTGGCGGCATCAAAGGTGTACTGCCCCGCTGTCGGTGCGCTCAGTACCCTTACGTAAGGGATCGCACCGGCGCCCCGTACCCCAAGATCACCAGAGAGCGTCCCGCCCGCTGGAGGCTCCACGGTGATCGTGCCCCCTGCCGACACCACTGTGGGTTCCGTGGAGTGATGAACTAACACCTGGCCAGTGGTCAGGGTCTGCCCGAACACCAGCTGATTCCACTGCAGCAGGCTGATCTGGGCAGACTTGGCCTTGCCCGTCAGCTTGCCCTGGCCCCGCGCGGCGTCGACCGCAAACTGCTCGCTGACGAACAATTCCTTGGAATCAAACGACAGGTCCACCGATGCTTCTTGCATGATGCCCAACAGGATGGGGGTCGGTGCGGAAATGGCATTGCCATAGGCGTCCATCAGCGGAGTCGCGTAAAACAACCCGCTGCCGAATGCGATTTGCATAATGTGTTCCTCAGTAAAAGGTAGGTCCGGCCGTCAGGTCGCCGGTGTTGCACAGGTAGGTGAAGCGGTAACGCACCATGCAGTTGCCGGCGGTGTTGTCGCCTTCGTCCTCGATCCAGTCGATATAGAAGCGCTGCACCCGATCCACCTCTTCAAAGGCGTCCTCTGCCATCAGGACCGCATGCACGGCAACCTTGACCAAGTCAGCCACCTGATCCCAGGCAGCACCTGTGACCGTGTCCTCCCGGGCGATGATTTCCACCGTCAGCTCGAACTGGTTGCGATCCACTGCAGCGCTTTCGCGCTCACACGTTTCAAGGTCAGGGCGCAGCACGATCGCGGGCGTCATGTCCCGTTTGATCGCCTCAGTACGACTGCGATACACCCGGTCTACCGTCAACGTACCGGCGGCCAGAATCAGCGCCTGCGCCTTTGCGACGATGCGTTCTTGAATCGAGGGCATGAGGGTTAAACCTTGGTGAGGGAGGCCAGGCTAAAGGCGCCGTCATCGATCATTCGGCGGTCACGGACGCGAAAAATCACACCGCCGACGGTGATCAGTTTGGGGTTGTCGATGCCGAGGCGCTCGGCTTCGGCGGTGATTATCAGGATCTCGTAGCCGGTCGACTGGCTGTTGATGCCGCCCATGCCGTGGATCTCGTCCGGCATATCCCGCGCGGCCAGAAACGGCTGACCATCAACCACCCCGCCAACGTCGAAGTCCTCAAGGAAACCCCTGAGATCTTCATCAAGCATCAGGGCTCACCTTGACGGGCTTGCGTCCGCCCTCACCCGCAGCGGAAAGTGCCGGCGCTGGCACGCCCACCAACACTTCCAACTGGTGGCGAAAGCGCTCGGCCACATCGTCAGGCAACTCGATCACACCGCCCGGACCGGTCAGTTTGTCATCTGGCCCGCGAAACGAGCCGGATAGCACCGTGTAGGATTTATTCGGCATTACGCTCTCCTGCGACCTTGTCCAGTTTCGACAACCGCTGTCCCAACGCCTTGTCCGGCTCACCGGGGATCACAATCACCTCCCCGGCTTTGAACTGAACAGGCGACACGATGGTGTAGCGGCCCTTCTTGTTTGCGACCGGCTCCAGGTTGTGCGCACGCGCACTGGCCTGGGCCGCATTCAGGATCAGTTCCCCTCCATAAAGGGTGATCGTCTGTTCCACGCGGTATTTCGGCATATCAATGCCCTCAGTGAGGTGTGAGGCCGAAAGGCTTACGCCACCAGTTGGTTAAGAACGGCGTACTGCCAGCGCCCAAAACCCACGTTGCGCCAGGTGTCGACGCCGTACTGATGAGCATCGTTGTCGAACTCGTACTCCGAGCCTTCAGCCTTGGCTTTCATGGCCACGTCGGTTTCCTGCTGACGGATGAACGCTTTCAAACGACCGTCCGTGCGGAAGGTCACGAATTTGTCCTGCCAGGCGTTGAGGCGCACGTTACCCACCACGCGGACAACCACGTTGTCCGGCATGACGATCTCGCTGATGTTGGTACCGCGCGGCACGCTAAGCGCCGTCTGCGCAACGCTCAGCAGGTTGAACGGCACCATCACCAGAAACTCGCGTGCGAGTTCGTTGATGGGTTCGCCCTGGTCATCCTTGAAGCTGGTCAACTGGGTGACCGACCGGGCAACCGCCTGCTGGAACTCCTCAACGCTCGGCCGACTGGGCGTCCCGTGAAGTGTCGCTGGCAGTTCGGAGATGTCAGTGGTGATCTTGTTGGACTGCACGCCGCTCTGGCCTTCTTCGTGGTCGGTATCGAAGAAGTACTGGCCGTCGTAGCAGGTCTGGCTTTCACCGTTGAGCAGCAGCACCGACAGTAGCCGCGCCCAGTGCGCGTTGGTGCGGTCAGCTAGCTCGCCCAGGCGAATGCGCAACTGTCCGGTTTTATCGCGGCGCAGCTCGGTCACCAGCACTTCGAGGGTGGCCTCGAAGTGCAGGTTTTCGATTTCGAGATCAGCGCTGATAAAGCCCTTGGCGTGACGACCGCCAATCCATTCACGCAAGGTCGGCACCATGCCGATCCATGGATAGGTTTCTTTGGCCTGGTCGGAGTCGAACAGGTTGGACACGGCGTCGATCCAGTTCGACCCCACATTCTGCTCAAGCAGCTCGTAAAACATGCCGATGATGGCGCGGCTGGAAAGTACTTCAGCACCCATGGGTGATTCTCCTGAAGAAGGATACGGTCAGAAAAAAGAACGGATTGAGTGATGCGTTACGCCGCGACAGGGACGGCCTGGGCGGTGAACTTGACGATGCCGACGCCGGTACGCACGAACCGGTGAACATGCCCGATCAGGCTGTTACCGGCGGCGGTGAGCGCAAATGTGCCGCTGTCGCTGGCATACACCGGCTTGCCGATGTCTGCGATCGCCAGCGCAGTGACGGGCAGTTCAACTTTGCCCTCTTCGCGAAGACGCACACGCGCTGCAGCAGCGGCACCGATTCGATTGTCGACGCCGCGATCGGCGAAGCCCACGAACAGATCCCCAGCCGCCAGAGGTCGCGCAAGGCCGTTGGCCGCGACAATGCCGACCGCCGAACCTTCGAAAATCTGCACGCCGGCCGCAACCGATAGATCGTTAATTTCCCCGATCTCGTAAGCGCGGGGGGTGTCGAGTGTAAGAGGCATAGGATTCTCCAAAGCCATGGGTGGGAAGGAATTACCCGGTGTTTACTTTTTCAGGACCTTGACCAGGCCCCGCTCGGTGGCCTTGCGGTAACCGTGATAGGCCTCGAAGGTGCCAAACTCGGCGCGCAGCTCCTTGTCACCGTCCCAGGTAGCCTTGGCCCGCTCCTCCAGCGGCGCCTCTGGATCCTCCTTCACAGCCTCAGGCGCTGCCGGTGGCGTCAGCACGTTGGGCACTGGCGCAGGCGCCTGGGTACGAATGTCGGCCAGAGCACCGGCGCGTTTGGTTTTTTCGGCGCCGATAACCTGCGCCGCCGCTTCGGCACCGGTGGTTTTGCCGTCGAACTTGAGCGTGGCAATCAGCTCTTCGTGTCCGGGCAGTGCGGCGGCTTCCACCGCCTGGATACGTTCGCACTCGGCGCGGGCGCCGGCAGCTGCACCAGCGGCATGCGCGTCATGTTCCAGGCTGGCCAGCAGCTCGGCATGATTCGCGGCCAGGTATTCGCGGTTGATAACGGGTTTATCTGCAGTCGGCGCGGGGGTGTTACTGCTGGTGGTGGACATAGTTTTTTCTCCAGAAGAACTGCTGTTGAACTCTGCGATGAGTTGTTCAAGTGTGGATTCACGGTCGGCCATGCCCAATGCCACGGCATCGGAGCCAATCCGCATATCGCCCTGGCCGAAGTCGGCCAAAACGGTTTCAACACTGAGGCCACGGTAATTGGCGACGTCCTCGACAAAGATGTCAGTCAGCCGGTCGACATGAGCCTGGGCAACAGCACGTCCTGATTCAGTGCTGAAGTCAGGACGCTTTTTTGGGCTCTGGCTGCTGACGATCTCAAAACTGCCGTCGTCGTCGCTTTTACGCACCGTCAGCACCGTGCCGATGGAGCCCACGGCGCCGGTGCGGCTCATGACAATTTCATGGGCTGCGGCTGCCATCCAGTAGCCTGCACTGGCCGCATTACCGGATACGTAGGCCACTACCCGTTTGGGGGAGGCACGAATCATCTGGCCAAACTCAGCGATGCCGCTGGCAATCCCACCCGGCGTGTCCATCACGAGGATGATGGTGTCGGTGCGCGGATCGTCGACGGCAGTGGTGAACTCCTTGGCCAGCACATCCAACGAGGTCGCACCGGACAGTGCCGTAAACAAGTTTGCGTAGCGGAACACCGGGCCGGTGACGGGCAGCAACGCCACATTGCCCCGCTGGGTCACCGCGCGGCTGTTCTGCAAGGGTTTGCCCTGCCTGGCCTCCAAGGCTTCTGGGCCTTCATGCTCCCGGCGGGCAATGGCGGTGATGGTCTGCAGCATGTCCGGGGTAATGGCCCAGGGCTCGCGTGATACCAGGTCGAACGCCGTCACCCGGTGCACGGGAGGTGCATCGGTTGGGTAGTCGCTCATAGTTAGGTCCGTTCAGGAAGATCGGGATTGGCCGCAGGCTCATCCTCGGGGCGAGCCGTGGGTGAGGCGGATAGGCCGTCATCGCGCCTACGCTTCACTTCAAGCGCACGCTGTTCGTGGTTCTCTTCCCAGTCGCTGCCGTCGTAGAGCATGGATTCCTTGGCAAGCGTGCTGACACCAATATCAATGCGTTTTTCGGCGGCATTGATGTCTTTGAGCGGATCAACGGTGCCGGGACCATCACCCACCCATAGCGACCCGCTGTACGCATAGCGCAGCAACGGGTGGTCGAAAAAACCGGGAGCCTCGATGTCTCCCTGTGCCACGGCCTCTTCAAGCCAATGCTCGTACACGGGCTGGCAGAAATGTTGGCCCAGGAAGTCACGGCAACCGCGAACGAATTGCCAAGCCTCCATCACCGCAGCACGCGCGGCGGTGTAACTGGCGGTAAAGTGCTTGATCAGCACCTCATACGGCAGCTCCAGGGCCATGCCGATCTGCCGGAGCATGGCGAGCACGAACGGATCGAATGCCATGTTCGGGCGACCCGGTGACGCGGTATCGATCGACGCACCGTCGTCCAGCTCGGCGACAATGCCTCCACTGAGTGAGCCGTCCCAACCGCCCTGGTCGCGCCCGGCGGGTTTGTCGCCACCTACCGGTGTGTTGCCAGTAACGGCCGATGCCAGAGGGCTCAGATTGCCGCCCTGCCCTTGCTTGATGAACACGGCGAAGAACGCAGACACCACCGCCGCTTCCAGCTCGGCATCGGTGTAGCGATCCAACTGTTTGAGCTTCTCGATCACCGGCGCCAAGTACGGCACACCGCGTGGCTGGCCCACCCGACGCCGCCGGTACACATGCAGCAGCACCCGACCGCCGCGCTCGTTGAAGAACGGACGGTCATCCCAGACACGATCTTTGACGCCCAGCGCTCCTGGGTGGCTGCGCAGAATGTGCGCCTTAATCGGCGCACCATCGGCATCACGCTCGATGCCGGCAGTCAGGGCTTCCGTGTCGGCCTTGTTGCTAGGGTTACAAACCCGGTCGGCCTCAATCAGTTGGATGCACGCCGAGTAATGCTGACCGGGTTGCTCTTTGTGCGTCAGCAACGTAAAAACATCACCGCTGCTCAGCACCGACCGCCAGGTCAGGTCCTGCAGGCCATAGAAATTCTGCTCGCGGGTGATGTCGCAGCTGGTGGTTTCCGCCCAGGACTTGAACAGCGATTCTGTTTTCCGCTGCCACTCCCTGGCCTCGTCTTCGTCCCAGCCCAGAATCGAACGATTGACCACCGACTTGAGCGCCAAGCCGGTGCCGACCGTTTTAGTCGTCACCGTATTGATCGCCCCACCGCCGATAGGGTTGTTGCGTTCAAGATCTCGGCAGCGTTCGCGAAGCGTGGGCAAATCGGGCAGCAGATCTGCCGCCGCACTTCCTGCCGTAGGGTTCCAGGCACTCAGAGTGCGTTTGGCCTTCGACGCGCCGCTGTAACCGCCCAAGGCAGTCATGGTCAGCCGGGCGTGCATGCGCTTGGCGCCACGCTCGGGGCTTAGCCAAGTGATGGCCTTATCCAGCAGCGTCGGCTCTGGCACTTTCGGCGCGCGGCTCATCGCGGCGTAATCCCACGCAGGACGATCCCCCGGGGACGGCCACTTTCCAGGCGATCAACTTGCTGTTGCCAGTAGTCGATCGTCTTGGTGATTTCGGCAAGGTCGGCGTATTCCAATTGCCGGGTGCCGATGCGGTAGCTCTGCTTTTGGCTGACCTTCATGCTCGCATCGAGCCAGGCTTGAAGCTGGCCCTGCGCTTGTTCCAGGGTGATAGCCATGAATTAATTCCTGCGTTGGGAGAGCACGCGCATTGCACTACGGCGCCCAGAAACAACTCTCCCGCCAGAGGGCGGGAGATTAGGTGGTTCGACTGGTGTCGGTTCCGGACTATCCCCATCCGATTCGGGAACGGGTTCAGCCTCGGATTGATCCGGCTCGGGTGGGTCAAACAACGCACCCTGACGGATCTGTGCATCGAGCCCCGCCCAGTCTTGCTCCCGCATCAAATGCGTTTTCAGGGAACGGGCCGCGTGCAACGCATACGTCTCGCAGTCGGTACCTTCGTTCGGTTGGCCGGCCTTTTTCTGCCAGACCTTGCGGTAGTGGTGTCGCCGGCTGGGCGCCTTCACTTCGGCGGTGATTTGCCGGAAATAATCCGGGCGCACCGTTTTGTAAAAGTGCATCCGACCAGGGCCATCACCGGTCAATGGCAGACGGCCCTCAATCCACAGATCCTTGGCCCGCGAGGTACCGACAATGTAAGGGCGCAGACCGTACTTCGAGGCCTTTTGCTCTTTGTCAGTGTCGACGCCTTGCCGAGGCGCACTGAAGATTTCCCGGCGCTCATCGTCGCGGGTGTTGCCACGTTCGCTCGCGCCCTTGATCGCCATCACGCCGTTGCGCTGATGCTTACGGCAAAACGCATACGCCGCGTCCTGGGTGATGGTGCCGTCCGAGGTATCCAGCGAAGTAGCCAGCACCCTCAGCTTGGCGCCGCAGGCGTGTGGAATCGGCGCAAACAGCATCTTTTCCAGATCCAGCCAGACGCCCTGGTCAGGCAGCACCACCTCGCCGTAGATCTCACCCCAGTAGATCAGCCAGGATTCCTCGCCTCGGCCCCAGGCCCGCATCACCACCGCTAGGCGATCGTGCTGCACGTCGACCCCGGCGGTGATCACCAGGCCCCCTATGGGCACAAACATTTCCGGGTAGTCCTCTGCCCGCTCAGCCAGTTTATCGGCCTCAGGCAGGTCGGATTTGTACTCGTAGGCACGGCCCTGTTTCTGGTTGACGAACTTGATCAGCAACGACAGGTTGCCAATCGACGCCTGGTGTTCGGCGTTGAGTTTCTCCCGCACGATGTCGGCCAGGCTGGTACCGGGCAGGCACGCGTACAGTTCGTTCAGCTCAATGAATCCAGCACGACCGGCAAAGGGTTTGGTGGGCACCCAGCCGCAATAGGGGTCGCCGGCATCAATCGCATTGAACACCGTGTTGCGGATGTTCTCTTTGCGCTGGTAGTCGTCCCAAATTTCGCCACAGTGCGGGCACCCGTAGCCGGCGGTCTCAGGATCCGCTCGGCCGTAGATCTCGTGGGGCTGGGCGTCCTCATCAATGTCGAGCCACTTGATATGGGCGAAGTCCAACACATGCGACTTGTCGCACGCGTGGCAGATGATCGGCAACACGCGGCAATCGGTCTGGGCCAGGCGCGCTTCGGTCTTGCTCGCGCCCTTGATCGCCGGCGTACCGCCCACCAGCATCTTGGAGCCGGGGTAGCGCTTGCCGCGCTCCTCCAGCAGGGCGATCGCATCACCCTGCCCCTTCACGTCGTCGCTCGTGTCGTCCGGTTCTTCCACCACCGACAAGCCCACCGAGGACGTGGACTTAACGTTGCCGGGAGAGTTCGACGCCACCAGTTTGAGGAACCCGCCCGGGAATGTCTTATGGTCCCAACGGTTGCCCGAGGTGCGACTAACGTCGACCGGCATCAACTTGGCTACTTCAGTGTTGGCCGTCACTCCGAACTTGAGCTTTTCGTCATGAAAGTTTTTGCCGTCCTTTTCCTTGGCGAACAGGATCATGATTGGGCGCGGCAGGTTATGGATGAACTTGAACAGGTAGCCGATCAAGAACCACGTCCAGCCGATCTGCGCCGCTTTCATCAGATCCACCTCACTCACCCGTGGATCGTCCAAGGCGGCGGCAACGCCGAGAAAGTAAGGTGTGTATTGGAAATCGTAGAGGCCGTGCAGCACGCCACTTTCAGCGGGTAGGTAAAACTCGGTGCTCAGGTAGTGCGCGGTCGGAATGTCACGCGGCGGGTTGAATTTCCCCGCTGCTGCCGACAAGCTCCGCGCCAAGTTTTCGCGCGTAGCCTGCAATTCGCTCGGTCGTAGGTCCAGCAACTTTGGCCACCACTGTTCGATCAACCGTGAGTTTCTGCACGTTCTCGATTTCCTGAATGATGCGTTCAAGGCCGCCCAGGTATTCCCGGTTTGCGAAACTGGCCCAGTCAGACAGTGCCCGCTCTGCCTCACCGGAGGGAATCAATGAACGCAGTTTTTCGTAATACACCAACCGCCCGTTGGCTGACTTCTGCTGCAGATCATCGATCCGCGCTCTGTTGAGTTCCTCAAGCTGGCTGCCCCCGCGCCCAGCGGCTTTCGCGCGCAAATCACGGATATAGGCCGTTCGGATCTCGTCCATGCTTGCCGTTTGCCAATCAAGGGTCAGGCCCTTGAGCACGTCGCGGGCATTACGCTCGCTCATGTCCAGATGCTCGGCGATTTCATGTTGGGTTGGCATGGTCTGATCCTGATGCTGGGAGGGAAGCGGAACCCCCTATGTCGGGTTGAATCTGCAAAAAAGTCGGGGTTCGAATTACCCCGATGGCCCCGCTGCCTGGAAGGACCCATTGATTTTGGGTCGCAAGTCGACCTGTCAAGCCAAAACCCCGACAAATCATTGAAAAATCGCCATTTTTTGAGGAGAAATGCACGAAGCCGACAAGAGGTCAGCCTCGCTCCATCTCCCGTGCCAGGGCGCGCCGGAACAGCGGCTCGAACTCGGCCTCGGCGACGCGATTGGCTACCCCGTAGAAGTCAAAGCGCCGCCGATACGTCGGGCGCTTGACGAATATCAGGATGGGCCGTGCCCCGTTGCCGATCCGCTGCCAGATACCCAAAGGGCCAGTGCCGTTGCCAGGTCGACCCACGAAATAGTCCGGTGCGTTGCGGTTACGGCGACGGCTGCGCTGAGTGCGGTTGGCCATGAAGCCCGACACCCGCTCAGCTGCTCCGAGTGCGGACAAGATCTGCACGATCTGGCCGCGACTGATATTGCCGTTGCCATCCATCCTGGCGCGCCGACCAGGGACGGCGTACATGTCAGCTGGCATCAAGCCGTAGTGGATCAGCGCTTTCTCAAATCGCTTATGTGGCCGGTTGCCACCGTCAATGTGCACCGGCAGGTACTTGGACGCGGGCACGCCTGAGCTGGCTTCGTCCTTGACCCACACTCGGGCAAACAGGCGGCTGGTCGTGGCACTGCGCTTGAAGACCGAGCTGAGCGTCCACCGTGTGGGCCTATCGAACACTCGCTCAAGCTCGGCCTTCTCAGCTGCCTGGACGCGTTCGGCAGTGAAGGTCAGCGCTTTGGCAGCGGCTATCGGCACCTTCGACTTGCTGAGCCCACGCATTTCCCTGACGATCTTGTCGATGTTGTCACGCATCTCAAGTCGCATCATGGTCATTGCCCCTGGATGTTTAAGGTCCGGCCTCACCCTTGGCTTCTGCTTCCTGCAGGCCCAGGCGCTTGGCAGTCCAGCGCTCGTACAGCCCGATGGCAACGTCTGCCCCTGCCATTGCGGTGAGGCATCCCAGTGCGCCGGATGTCCAGATCGACATACC